GAATCCAAGCGGGCAGCCAAGAAGCGTATCAAGACCACCAACGACCTGCTTGTCAGATGTAACCTCCCGTATCGAGTTGGAGCCGAAGTGGAGGTCTCCAACGACGTCATGGAGTTCTACCAACAGGCCACGACTGCCCGTGACGAGGAGCCGTTGGGTACGGTAACCGGCTACGTCGAGCACTACGACCAAGCCTTCCCGACCCCACTCATGTTTGAGGCAGTAGTCCACCAAGCGATTATGTCCGACGTGTGGCATGAGAACGTCGACACGGTACGAGCTATCATCGCCTCCGCTAGCTTCGATGAGAAGACCAAAGACCTGGTGGTGTCGTGTGTCTACAAGGAGGTTGGACACTTCCGGCGGGCAATATCCGATGGAGTCAAGCAGAACCAGTGTCTCTGGCCTGATGCTGTCGAGAAGGTACTGAAAGGCCATCGCTGGCTGTACCACGACAACGACATGCCCAGGTGGGAGTGGTTCACCTCCACCGTGAAGCTAACGGACCGAGAGATGGACGTATTCCTCCACAATAAGAAGTGCGTCATGTGCGACGCGACCCTGGACAGTGTCCATCGGGCGAACGTCATCTTTGTCGATGATTACGAGTGGGTGTGCAAATCCTGCAACATTGACAAGGCAGCGGAAAAGCAGCGCGTCGAGGCGCGCTCAAAGCAGTTGGCCCTGGTTGAGCCAGCCAAGGATGAGTCGGACGACCGAGGCAAGACGGTACTGACCCTGGACAGGACGCCAGGGGCTCATAAGGCAGCAATCGGCAAGCGAAAGGTCCGAGTGGACCACGAAGGCCGGATGTGGGACGCCACTACGGGCGATGCCATTCACCAGCCCGGTCACCGCGTACTGGAGCAAGAGGTAAAAGAGTAGGCTGGCAGCGTAGGCTGAGAGATTTCGTGGACGATATCCTCTACGCCGCTCTAAGTCCTTGATTTCCCTCGGGTATAACCCCAGGGAACTTTAACTTTGTCTAACTCCTTGAGAGCTTCGCTCTCCTGTCTTGTAAAGCTCCCAAAAGCTTTACCAGTACAGGTTTATACGGAGTATAAACATGAGCACTCACATCCAAGACTTCATACGTCAGACCGTTAAATTCGGTAACCTCGCTCCAGGGCAGCAGGTACGCACGGTGTGCCCCTTCTGCCAGGCTGAGCATGAGAAGTCCTTTGTCGTCCGTGTGGACGCCCAGGACGGCTGGAAGGTATGGTACCGGTGCTACCGGGCCGCCTGTGGCGTCAAAGGCCGCTACAGCGACTCTGAGGGGCTTAGGCTAGCTGTCAAAGCCCCTACTGAGAATGAGCTATTCGAGCTCGACTACCAGGATATGCCCGTCCCTCGACGGGTGGCTATCCAGTGGGGGGACCGTTATGGTCTCACCGACACCACCATCCGCAGCCAAGGGGTACGCTACTCCGAGGAAAAGGGTGAGCTAGCATTTCCTATCAAAAACATGTTCGAAGGCCGGGTCTACCAGGTAGGCTGGCAGACACGCCGGATTGCTCACAAGGTTATCCGGTTCCACTGGCTCAACTCAACGAAGGGCAGCGGGAGCTACTCCTACTACCACCCCAATGAGTTGCCCGGTACCAAACCCCTCGTTATCGTGGAGTCCATCCAGGCAGCCTACCGTGTCTGGCAGGACTGCCCCGGCTACGCAGCGGTGGCCCTGCTCGGGCATGAGATACCGAGCGTTGGCCCTCGCCACTGGCGCTACCGGCACCGGGACGCCATCTTACTACTGGACCCGGACACCTGGCCTACGGGTGTGACCAAGGCTATCCGCCGCTTGGAAGCCGACGGTATCAACACCGAGGCACGGTACCTGGACAAGAAGCCACACCAGCTAACCGCTGACGAACTACGGGAGGCAGTCTCATAGAGCACACGATACTCAGCGCAGCACTGGTCTCCCGTCGTGCCTACCTAACGGCAGAGGCCCTACACGTACACGCAGACTTCACTGACCGAGGTAAGGCCTTGTGGTCGGTCCTATCAGACCACTACGAAGCCGACAACAACCTGGAGGCAGCACACCTCGACGTACTGCTCCAGCAACTACAGCAGCGTCACCCCCGCCTAGCGGATGATTACGCTGAGATGCTGGATGGGATGGACCCCAACCCACCGGTCGAGAACCTGCAAGAGATGCTCGTGGAGCAGAGGCGTGACGGCCTTGCCCGCGACATGGCAATCGCTCTAGCCGAGCGTCAGTATGACAGATACGAGGCGATGGCTGGAGAGTTTAGAAGTGTGGACGAGTTACTATTTGAGGAAGACACCCTCGTCGGCACGGACCCTGCGGAACTGCTCCAGGTGATGGAAGCGGGGAATCGTATCCCGATTCTCCCCCGTCGCCAGAGCGAATCTATTCGCGGGGGTGGCTTACCAGGTCACAACGCCCTCATTTTTGGGCGACCCGAGATTGGTAAGAGTGCATTGGCTCTCTGCTGTGCCAAGCACGCTGCGGCAGCTAACTTCCGCGCAGGAATCTGGGAGAACGAAGACCCACTGCCAACTACGCAGCTGCGGATGGTGCAATCCATCTGCAACGCCACTGAGGACCAAGTGAGAGTCAATGCTGGGCGGTACCGCTCAGTGCTTGAGAGCGCGGGCTACTTTGACCGCATGTTTTTCCGGGAGAGCCCCGATGGAACAATCTCTGAAATTGAGCACTGGGTAGAGAGACACCAGCTTGACCTCGTTATCATCAATCAGATGGTTAACCTACGGACGCAAGGAGACTCTCGGACGCTACAGTTAGCGTCCATTGCCAGGGGTCAACGTGCCCTTGCCAAACGCCAAGGTTGCTTTGTGATTGGGGTCGCACAGGCCGGAGAGTCCGCGATTGGGCGAAGCATTCTCCGACTAGAAGACCTAGAGTGGTCGAAGACGGGTGTCCAAGCCCCACTCGACCTGATGATGGGCCTCTCCATGCCGAACGACGGCCTTGCCGCTGAGCGGCAGCGATTCCTATCACTGCCTAAGAACAAGCTCGGTGGCAACCACCACACACTCGTCATGAACTTCGACGCCGAAAGGAGTCTAATGGAATGATTGAAGCCCATAAGCTAATCGACAAGCAATGGTACGACGGCTTTCTCTGGCACGACGGGCGACAGAAGTCTGTTGCCACGCTGTACTGGAACGAAACCGACGCCCTGTTCAAATCCGATGAGGATTCCAGGGTGTACCCCCATGTTGCAGAGTCCCGCACAGCGCGGGTGTACTGCTTCGAGCCCAGCATCATAGGAGCCGACCCGAATGGCAAAAGTAAGACAGACGCACGAACCCCTACGAAAGCCTCGTAACAGCCGCGAGGCAGCCGACCGGTCCCAAGTCCTACCCCGGTACATGACGATGGGGTACTGGACCACACGGGCCATGCGCAAAGGGAGAAGCACATGACGTACTACTTCTGGCTCGGCAAAGAAGCCGAATACTACAAGCTGCTCGAACGACTGGACCAGTGCATAGTTGACTGGAGCGCGTTGCGATGAGCGAACGGCAGAAGCCGGTCACCGACAAGTACCGGGCGAACTACGACGAGACCTTTGGGGAGGCGCGAGGCCGCAAGCCGGACGCCCCCCTGGAGCCGTGTCCACACTGTGGGGAGAATCCCTGCCAGATGTGCCCCGCCGAGGGCTACGACAAGCTGAAAGAGGCGGTGGGAACAGACCGCCTGGTCAAGATTTTGGGGTGCGAATGCTAGCATCCTCCGTAAGTCACTGATTATACAGTGTATAATACCGAGGGAACTTTAACTTTGTCAAACATCATGAAAGCAATGAAAAACATGAAACGCCCACGCCCGGTCGTCAACCCGTATGCCTCCCACGCCGCTGCCGAGATACTGGCAGGGGAGGGGAAGCACAACGACGCCGATGCGATACGGGCAGAGATTGACCCGACCAACGAGCAGCATGGGATGGACCCCCTGGACTTCTGGTTGGCCGTGGAGGAACTAGGTGCTGCTCCGTCAGATTGACGAGAGGTGGCCCGGAGTAAGCCTCCGCATCGCGTGTAACCGCTACCTCGCAGCCAACCCGGACGATACCCGGCCACTGGCTGCGGAACTACAGATATCCTCCGCTGACTTGCGGGGGTGGCTGCAGGACGACGACAGCATCTATGTCCTCGGCCTTTCATCCAAGAGTCTTGCGACGTTAGAGAATTACAACAAGAAACATAAGAAGAAGAAGAATGGACGCCCGTTCAACGAAGTGGACCGGGACAACGTCCAGCGAATCAAGGACTATGGAGTAGAAGAATACTGTGACTACCTTCTCCGCGAACGACGACGGCATAACAAGGCTCTTTGCGAGTCTGCCGTCGCACGTGCGGACACCCACTCCTAGTCTGTACTTGGAGTCGAACTTCACGGTAGTGGATTTAGAGACCACCACTGTGGAGTTCGGCTCCCCCCACCGTACAGAAAACTCCCTTCTTATGGCTACCTGGATTAACGGCCCAGGGCATCCGCGCCCTGGTGAATACAAACAAGTCGGTAACGAGACAACGATGGACGCCCTGGTCAATGACATTGAGGCCGCCGCTTTTGGCGTGGCCCACAATACCAAGTTTGAACTTGGTTGGCTGAGTCGCTGCGGTCTCGATGTCTCCAAGGTTCTCTGGTACTGCACGTTGATAGGCGAAAAGGTTCTGGCGGGCAATCGCCCGTGGGCCTTGTCGTTGGATGCCTGCCTGGAGCGCCGTGGGATGATGCCCAAGGCTGCCGTTGGCACGCTGATACGCCAAGGCTGGGACACCCGCAGCATCCCCACCAACTGGCTGCTGCGCTACTGCATGACCGACACCAAGCTGACCTACGGCCTGTTCCGCGACCAGCTTTATACACTGTATAATGATGGCCTGCTGCCCGTCACCTACACCCGCAACCTGCTCACGCCTGTGCTGTTCGACATAGAGCGGTACGGCCTGAACCTCGACGTTGATAGGGTCAACCTTATTTACGACTTCTACGTGAGCCTCGAAGAACGTCTGTCGGCTCAGTGGGCTGATATGACGGAGGGTGTGAACCCCAAGTCCACCAAGCAGAAGCAGGAACTACTATACGAACGCCTCGGCATTGCCGAGCCCAAGGATGCACAAGGTCGGCCCATGCTGACCGGGAAGGGAGCCCCCAAGACGGACGCAGCCTCTCTCAAGAGGCTCAAGACTAAGAACAAAGAACAACGGGAGGTTGTGTCGTCCCTGCAAGAGTTAACCAAGGTACGGGACGCACTATCCAAATATGTTTCCAATCTCAAACAAGCCGCCAATGACGGACTCCCTGTTACAGCACAGTTTACGCAGACTGTGGCGCAGACTCACCGCCTATCCAGTCGGGGAAGAAGCACGGGCATCCAGCTACAAAACTTCCAGCGCCGATTCCGGCCCTGTGTCCGTGCCCGGCATGATGGATGGGTCATGGGAGACGGTGACGCCGCAGGACTTGAGTTCCGTACAGCAGTCGACTTTGCTAAGGATACTCAGGGACTTAGAGATATTGAGGCTGGCGTCGATGTCCACGCTTACACAGCAAGGATACTTTTTGCCGACCGATGGGATGACTCCATTGGTCCAAAAGAAGGCACAAATGATGCGCTCCGAACCAGCGCGAAGGCTTCCACTTTCAAGCCTCTTTACGGTGGTAGCAGTGGAACTAAAGTTGAACGAGCTTATTATGAAGCATTCAAGCTGCGTTATGCCGACATTGCCCGGATGCAAGCCGAGTGGACCTACGAAGTAGTCCGCACCAAAGAACTACGCATCCCGTCCGGTCTCATCTTCTATTGGCCGGACTGCGAGATGAACGAGCGTGGGTACATCAAGTACACCACGAACATCTACGACTACCCGATACAATCGTTCGCCACGGCGGACCTAGCCCCTACCGCCACTGTGTACCTCTGGTACCTAATGCGGGCCGCAGGCATGGAGAGTTTCCTAGTGAACATAGTTCATGACAGCGCCGTGGGCGAGCTACACCCGGATGAGGTGGAGCAATGGTCAGAGCTACTGACCGAATGCTTCAACCAGGTCGTCGTCTGGTACTTCAAGGAAGTGTACGACTACGAGTGGACGACCCCACTTGAAACCGAGGTCAAGACCTCAACATACTGGAATGAGCCTAAAGGGTGGATGGACCAATGGCAGGCATAGACGAGACAGGCAATCGCTACGGTAACTGGGTGGTGCTTGGCAGCGTGCCCTCACAGCCCCTTACCCGACACCGCCGCTTCGCAGTACGCTGCGACTGTGGCAACGAATCCGAAGTAGATGGATACATACTACGGCAAGGCAGGTCTAACAGTTGTGGCTGCCGCGCCAAACCCGAGGGGTCTTCACCCTCACAACAGGAGAGCTAAAAATGCCGAAAGCAACAGGCATAGTCGCTATCGTTAATGAGCGACCCGGAAAATACGGCCCCATGTACAGCATCAAGCT